CCATCGCCACCTCACCTCCTCCACCTCCCGCGGCGTACAGATCAAAGCGCCGACCCTCCACCGGAACGTCACCGCCGCCAACATCCTGATCGGCGCGCACGGCGAGGGCTGCCTGGCCGACCCCCTCCTCCTCCACGCCACCGCCGTCGGCGACGCCCTCGTCGACGACGACAACCCGTTGGTGCCCGAGGACGACGAGGACGCGAAGACGGAGGAGGCGTACGCGCGCAGCCGCTCGGCGAGGCGCGCCCGCTCGTCGGCGGGGACGCGCTCGACCCACGCCCGCGCCGTTGGGGCGCGCGCGCCGTGGGTGGGGCGCAGCTCGAGGCGGACGAGCTCGCCCACGGTGCGGGCGCGCGAGGGCGCGTCGTCCGTCCAGTGCGCGTCGACGTACGCGCCGACGAGCGCGAGGAAGCGCGGCTCGACGGGGCGCCCGTCGAGGAGGTCGTCGAGCTGCCGCCGACGTTGTGGGGCGACGGCGGCGGCGGGGAGCTCGCCGCCCGCGTCTTCGCCTAGGTGCGCGTTGAGGAGCTCGTTGAGCGCGAGCGTCTCCGCGGGGGCGCCGTCGGCGGCGGACGGCGCCGCGTTTTCCCCATTCTCCGCGGTCGCCGCCGCGCTTGGCGCGCGTCCCAGCGCCACGCAGAGCGCCGCCAGGAATTCGCGCGCCTCCGTCAGCTCGCCCGCCTCGTCGTCGGCCCAGCCCTCGAGCAGCGCCTCGAGGCGCGGGAACGGCGGGGGCGGCGGGGCGTTGGTCGGCGGACGGCAGCGTCGGTCGAAGACGGCGAAGAGCGGCGACGCACCGGGCGCGTCGTGCACGGCGGTCTGCTTGCACACGAGGCGGGTCGGCTCCACCTCGCCCGTCGTCCGCATCGTGCTGTCGAGAAAGTTGAGCTGGTACGCGAGCGACGGGCTCTCGCCGTTCTCGAAGGGCATCGGTACGGCCGCATTCGCGCTCTTCTTCTTCGTATTATTCCCTTCTTTTGTCTTGCGCTGCGGCAGCGGCTCGACGCGAAACTCGCCCACGAGCGGCGTCGTCGCGGGGCCGCCGGCCGACCGCACGTCGAACTTCAGCAACGCGCCGCTCTTGGAGGCGAACGTGAGCTCGGCGGGGGCGGCGCTCCGATCCGCGCTGCGCAGCACGAACCGGTCGCCTTTCGTGGGCAGGAGCCCACCAGCCTCCTTCCACTCCTTCAGCGGCACCGTCGTCGTCCGCCGGGGCGGCGGTGTCGTCGCCGCGTCGTTCGCCGAGGCCACCGCCGACCGGGAACGCGCCGTCTCCACCCCGCGCACCATGCGCTCCTGCATCGCGGCGTGCAGCTGGAGCGCGGCGCGCACGTCGCCCTCTCTCGTCTTGCGGTGGGTCGGCAACCTGCGCTCGGCGTCGGAGCGCTGCAGCTCGACCCACAAGTCGTCCCGCACCGCGTGCACCGCATCCGTGGGCGCCGTGGGCGCGAAGTGCAGCGCCGCCAGCACCTGGGACGCCACCGCCGAGGGCGAGTCGTCCATTCGTCCGGGGCGTTCTTTCTCATGACGGCGCAAAAAAATAGACGCGCGGCCTCGACGCAGACGGAGGATCAGGCGGTCATCGTCCGATTTGACGATTTCTGTTTGCGGTATGCGAACAGAATCCCCAAGAGCACGAACAACCCGACAACACCGACAACGATACCGATCACCAGCCCCGTGTTGTCACTCACCGCCTCTCGGATCTTCTCCACGGTCTTGTTGCGGGTGGTCTCTCCGCCGCCGCCTCCGCCGCCGCTGCCGCCGCCGCTGCCGCCGCCGCTGCCGCCGCCGCCTTCGCCGCCGCCTCCGCCGCCGGCTGGGTCGTCCCTGATCCTCTTGTCGCTGACATCGCAGTTGTGATTGATGATGATCTCCATTTGCTCCGCAGTGACTTCGCTCACCTCCGCCATGGCGATGCATAGGTCGGGGCACTTCTCGATGATCTGGCCATGCTCGTTCTTGGCGAAATCCATATCCTTCGCCTTCCACACCATCCTCCCGTCCTTGCACGGACCCCACCAGCATTTGTCCGGCGAGCCCTTGAAGGGGTTCGCGCCGTGCGGGTAGTCCTTGTCCTTCGCGCGCAGGTAGCACGCGCACTCGTGCAGGCACTCCGCATCGTTCTGCCCAGTCTGACACACTTTGTACGGGTCACAAATCCGACGGATCTCATTGTCGCGCGCGTCCGTCCACTCCTTGTAGTGCTTCGTCAGGTGAGTGCGACAAAAGTTTGCCGCCGAACCGACCCCCATGTACGGCGTGCACTGGTGCGCCCGCTCGTCTCCGTCCGCCGTGCCTTCCTCATCCTCGTCCGTCGTCGCGGTTGTGCCTCCCTTTGTCGGGACCGTTGTATCACACTTGAAGTCTTCGCCGTACAGCTTCTTCTGCGCCTCGGTGAACTCCGTCGGTTGCAGGACGACCCCACAATACGCGTCCATGACCCGCTTCGCATCGTTTTTCTGCGCGTGTTGGAATTTTTGCTGGTACGCCTTGACGCGCTCCATCGTGTCGAGGGCCTTGTACGTGCACAGCACTTCCCCCGGGTTGACGTTCTCGATGTACTCACAGTCGCCGGGCACGCACACATGCGAGGCACCCGAGCACATCAGCGGCGGACTCACCTTCGTCTTCCACTCGATGTTCGACAAATTGCGGGGCTCGATGATATCGCCTTGCTCGTTCTCGAGCGCGGGGCACGTCGCCGGATTGAGACCGACGCAGTCGAGCGTATCGCTAAACCAAGACGATGTGATATTGCACGAGTTCGCCACCACCATGTCCATGAGGACGCCTGAGTAATCACCTCTCCTTTCCTTGTCGTCGTCGGGTCGCCGTGTGCACCCCAGCCGACGGTTTTTAAAGTCGTGTGCGTTCTGGCCGCATTTTCCCCTCACGCTCTGCACGTAATCATATTTTCCGCAAGGGTGACCTCCTTCCACCCCCTTGTACATAATCTTTCGTCCGAGCTCGTCCGTGGCGTCCCAGTCCGGTACCTTGCCTGTTGTTGTTTTTTTTTGGGGTACCTTGTTCTGGTACTCGTACTTGAACGGCGATCGCAACTTTTCTGCCATGGTCAGTCGCGTCCTCTTTTTCCATAGCAAAGATTATTTCTTCTCACCTGTAGAAATACTTGAGAAAACAGGAAAAAATAGGAAAAAGGGTCAAGCCGGCGACGCGGGTCACTTCGACGGAGTCGGCTTCCATTGCGCGGCGGCGAACGCGACCACGACGACGACCACGACGAACCCCCCAATACCGATCGCCAGCTCCGTGTTCGCGCTCACCGTCTTCCGAATCTTCTCCACGGTCTCGTTGTGGGTGGTCTCTCCGCCGCCGCCTTCGCCGCCGCCTTCGTCGGGCTTGTCGGGCTTGTCGGGGTCGACGATCCGCATGTCGTCGACCTCGCAATCGTTCTCGACCAGGATTTGGACCTCCTCCGCCGTCGCGTCCTTTACGCTCCCCACGACAATGCAGATGTTTGGGCACTCCTCGATCCCGTCGGGGCCGAATTGCTGATCGTCGCCCTTCCACACGCGGTGCTTCGTCGTCAGCATGCGCTCGCCCAGCTCGTCCGTCGTGATGTTGTCGCAGTACTTCCACCAGCACTTGTCGGGCGCGCCGTTCATGGCCTTCTCGCCCCGCGGGTACGACTCATGTTTCGCGCGCCGCACGCAGGCGCACTCGTGCAGGCACTGGTCGTCGTTCTGCGTCTCCCTGCACACGTCGAACTGATCGCAGATCTTGGTCATGAGGTTCTTGCGCTGCTCCGACCACACGGGGTAGTTCGCGTCGAAGCGTTGCCCATGCTTCTCCTCGCCGTTCATGTGCGCCCAGCACACGTTGGCCGCGGCGCCCTCGCCCATGTACGCCGTGCACTGGTGCGCCCGCGCGCCGCCCCCGCCGGTGATCTCGTTGCACTGGAAGTCGTCGCCGTACAGCCTCTTCTGCGCGTCGGTGAACTCCGTCGGCCGCAGGACCGTGCCGCAGTACGCGTCCATGACCCGCTTCACGTCGCCGCGGTGCGCGTTTCGGCTGTCGCCGAAGGCCGTGCGGAACGCCTTCACGCGCTCCAGCGTGTCGAGCGCCGCGTACGTGCACATCACCCCGCCGGGCTGTAGATTCTTGAGGTACTCGCAGTCGTTGGACCCGCAATCGCCGTCGCTGTCGTTCGGGCACGATATCGGCGGCCTCACCTTGGTCTCCCACTCCACGTTCTGCTTGGTCCGCGGCTCGATGATCGTCTCGCCCATCTCGTCCTTGAGCGCGGGGCACGTGTCGGGATTGGGTGGCATGCACGTGAGCTCGTCGTCACCCCCCAAGAAGCGCGGAATCTTGCACTCGACGACCTGGTCGAGCACCGGCAGTTTGTCGTAGGGCCGGAAATCCGTACTGTTGTACGTTGCAGTCGTGCCGTCCACGCACCCCAGCCTACGGTTCTTCGAGTTCCACTTCTCTCCCGGGAGATGAAAATCGGAGTCGCCACACCCCCCTCCCATGCTCTTCACGTACCGAGCTCCGTTGAAATAACCTGTCGGATCTCTGCATTGCTCCGTGCCGTCGTACGAATACGTCCTCTCATATGTTTCGTCGTACCCATGTCCTCGCATTCTCTCGGTGTACTTCTTATCCACGTCGACAATGTTCTGGAACGGTCCGAGTTTGAACGGATTTTCCAATTTCTCCGCCATGCGCTTCGCGCGTCCCTCCACGTTTCCCTTACCGCAAGAGATTTTTTCGTTTTTCGTGCAGAACGTTCAAGCCGCGCTTCGAATCGCGCGTTCGCCCTGTGGCTGCGAAAATGCGCCCCGACGTCAAAGGAAAAGGCGTCACGCGTCCCGCCTCGTCGATGCGCAGTGCATGGCGGCCCCCATCGCCCACGCCTCGTCGGTAGCCTCCCTCGACCCCTACGTCGATCGCGCGCTGCGGCGCCGCACCCCCCGCGGCTCGATCGTCGCCGCCGACGCGGCGGCGGTGGAGCGCTTCGTCTCGGTGCTCTTCTGCCGCGTCGTCCAGACGTGCTTCGCGTCCTTCGTGCGCGACGTGGGCGCGTGCGAGCACTGCGGCTGCACGGGCGGCCTCGAGCGCGCGCACCGCGCGGGCTGCGAGCGGCCGCAGCTGCTGCGGCACGCCATCTCGCTCGTCGCGCGGCCGCACCCCGCCTCGGGCGGCATCGAGGTCGACGCCGCCCGCCTGCACGCGACCTTCCTCGCGCTGCACCGCGACGACGGCGCGGGTCGGCGGCTGCTGGTGCTGTGCCGCGCGTGCCACCGGCGGTACGACGAGGAGCACAAGGATGCGCCGTTTCGCGAGAGTAGCGCCGCGCTGACGCCGTGAGCGCGCAACAAATTACAAATGTTACAAAGTACATATTCATACAAAAAAAGATCCGGCAATGACAAAAAGCGACGCTCGCGGCGAATGTCGCCGCGGGCGCTGCAGCGGCTGATGGCGTGGGCGCGCGAGCTGCGCGAATCGCGCGACCCGTCGCGCGCGCCCGAGCCGTAAATGAGCGAGCGATGCGCGTACCGCCTAGCGGCAGTAGTTCTTGTTCTCGTGGCTGAAGATGAAGTAGACGGGTCCCATGACGACGGCGAGCAGGAAGCCGAAGATCTTGTCGACGGACGAGCCCGACTTGCCGAAGCAGCGCAGCGAGCGGTAGAAGGCGACGAGGCCGAGGAGGACCCACAGCATGGCGAGGGCGCACATCATCGGCGAGAGCGGCTTCTCCTCAGACGGGGCGGCGGCGTCGGTGGCGCACTCGGTCATGGTGGGGGTCGGGGAAGGTGGTGGGTCTGTCCGTGTTTATCTATACTCCAAGATTTTTTCTTGGGCGGCGCGTTGGATCGCGCCCCATCTTTTTGCTGCCCCGACGCAAAGGGTGACCCGAGGGGCTCGACCCGAAGCTCGATGCGGAAGGGAGGCGGCAGCGATCCGGCGCCGCCCCCCTCGTGGCGGCGCCGCGCCGCCGACGACCGGCAGGCCGACCGGCAGGCCGCCGAGGGCCTCGCCGCCGCGTCCGCCCCGCAGGCGTGGCGTCGGCGGGGGGGCGGCGGCCCGCGCGCCGGACCCGTCGCGCGCGGCAGCCGCGGTCCGTCGTCGGCGAAAAAGATCAACATCAAGCAGACGCTCCTCACGTCGTACAAGGCGGCGACCAGCGACCGCGGCTTCGTCGACGCGCTGCACCAGCTGCAGCGCCGCTACCGCATCCCGCTCCCCCAGCTGCACACGTGCGCGCTGCACATCGTGAGCGAGTTTGACGACCTGCGGCTGACGGAGCGGCTGCTGCGCGAGATCCCGCAGGACAGCCGCGAAGAGCTGGTCAACTCGCAGCAGGGGCAGCACGACTACACGCCGCTGTGTCGCGCCCTGTACAAGGGCTCGATCTCGCTGGTCAAGGTGCTCGTCGCGGCGGGCGCGGACGTGAACTTCCAGAACGGCCACGAGGAGCGCCTTGATGATGTCCTCGAGAGCGGGCGCGCGGCCGCGATCGCGGCGCAGCCCGAGAACAGGCTCTTCGTCGAGGCGCGCTTCGACGAGTGCAGCGCGTTCCTCGCGGCGCGCCGGCAGTGGCTGATCGACCAGGAGTCGCGAACGCCCACCGCCCAGCCGTGGAAGCCGCGCCGCCTTCGCGACGCCGGGGAGGGAGGCGCGCGTTCGTAGGCTGCTGCGTAGATGTCCTGCTACCGGTAAAGGATGCAGCGATGCTCGACTTCGTGTACGTACTAGTGTTGGAGGGCGACTACGCGTGGGTCGGCCGCGGCCCGAACCCCGCCAAGGCGCTTCGGCAGCACACCCGCCAGCAGACCGACCCGCCGTGCCGGTGGACGGCGCTGCACGCGCCGCGCTCGCTGCTCGTGTGCCACCCCGTCGAGGAGGGCCGCGACGCCGACGAGGCCCTCGAGGAGGTGCTCATCGACGCGATGGCGCGGCGCGGCGTGGCGCGCGTGCGCGGCGGCGCGTACTCCGCCGTCACGCTGCCGTCCGAGACGCGGCAGGCGCTGCGCCAGCGCGCGAGCGCGCGGCGCGCCGAGATCGCCGCCGCCGCGGCGCAGCCGGAGACGGAGTAGAAGGGGGAGCAGCAGGCAGGCGTGCGTCGCTCACCCTGGCGCCACCGTCCGCAGCGCTAGCTCCTCCGCCGCGCGCTCCTCGGCGAAACGCTTGCGCATGAGCGCCTGCGCGAGGCTGTGCGCGGCGGCGGGCAGGCCGAGCACGCGAAGGGTGGCGTGGGCGACCGCCGTCCCCGCCGTCGCGTCGTCCGCAGTGTACACCACGTCGATGACGATTCGGGCGCCGATCGCGTCCATGCTGCCCCTGACGACGCTGCGGATGCGCGCGTCGCCGTCGAAGGTGGTCGTGTGCCGGGTCATGACGCTCGGCACGCCCAGCAGCGCCTCGAGCGCCGCGCTTCCCGCGTACACGCGGTCGTAGGCGATGCAGCGCGCGTCGCGCGCCACGACGCTGTATTCGTACGAGCGGTACAGCAGCGCGCGCTTGAGCGCGTCGAGCGACGTGCCCGGTGGGAAGGTGTGTCGCAGCTCGAGCTCGAGGACCATGGTGTCGTCGGGCGCATATATTTTTAATGGCAAGAAGAAGAATGTTCGAGGAACCCGAACGAAACGGGCTCCCTCTCCCTTTCCCGGTTGCGTCGGTTTTCACTTTCATTTTCTTTTTTTTCATTCACTTTTTTGTGTTCGTCCTTACAAACCGGAGATGACGAGCTGCGGGCGCCCGACCCTCGCCGACCTCGCCATGTGCGACGCGCTGCACGCGTGGGCGACGGCCCACGGCACCGAGGCGGCGGCGTTCGAGGACCCGCTCGAGGCCTACCTCCACCGGTGCGCCGCGTGCGCCGCGTGCGCCGACGCCCGCTGCGCCTCCTGTTGCGTCGTCGCGAAGCGCGTCGAGGCGGTGCGCGAGGCCGACCGGACGAGCCGCGACGCGATGGTCGGGGTGCGCGCCGAGCTCATCTCGCGGTTGCGATGCAGCGGCGTGCTAGAGGACCGGCTTCCGCGCGAGGCGCCGCTGGAGGAGGCGCGGCGGTGGAAGGCGCGGCTCGGGCGGCGCCTGAACGGCGTCCTCTGCCCGCCCGACCGTCCCGCCTTCCGCGCGTCGGAGGGCGTCGACGCGTGGGCGATTCGCCTGCGGCGGCAGTACATCGTCGAACGGGGCCAGCGCGGCGCCGCGGCGCGGCGCTTCTACAACCAGCTCACGCACGCGACGCCGGCGCAGCGGCGCCTGCGCGCCGAGGAGCGCGGCGCCCCCTCCACGCCCAAGCGGCGCGCGGCCTCGGAGGAGGTGGACGGCACGTCGCCCACCGCCACCCGGCGGAGGGTGAGCTCTGTCTAAACCTCCGTGTGCTGCTCGTTCACGGCGGCACCGGCGTCCCCATTTTTTTGTTTGCTTGTTGTAGAGGGGAGGGAGGAGCAAAATAGATAGCGTTCTTGTACTTTCTTGCATCAGTTCTTGTATCGTACTCCGCACGTTCCGTTGCGTGTTTTCGATGGACCTCGACGACGACGTCAAGGGCGCGGCGACGGCGCGCGCGCTGGAGACGCCCGTGACGCTCGCCATCGAGGGCGAGATCTGCGACGCGACGCTGCGCGATGTGCGCGACGGGCTCCAGCAGGCGCGCGACGCGAAGCAGACGCGCCTCGTGCTCGAGATCGCCTCCGACGGCGGCTCGGTGTACGCCTGCCTGGGCATCATCGACGTCCTGCGCGAGTGGCTCGACGAGGACGCTTCGCGCGAGCTGGTGACGTTCGCGACGCACGCCTTCAGCGCGGCGTGCGTGCTCTTCGGCGTCGGCACGACGCGCGTCGCCTCGCCGCTCAGCACCTTCATGAACCACGCGTGCAGCGGCGGCCTCGAGGGCGAGGTGAATCGCATGGCGCAGCAGCTGCAGGAGGCGGAGCGCGTCAACGCCCTTTGCGACGCGCAGCTCGCCGCCTCCATCGGCGAGAATGCGACGCGGCTGCTGTGCGAGAGCGGCGAGAAGTACGTGGACGCGGCGACGGCGCTGGATATCGGCCTCGCCACCCACGTCGGGCACGTGCGCGCGCGCGTCGACGTCGTGGTCCAGGTCGCCGAGGCCGTCCGCGCCGGCGCGCCCTCCTCGCGCAAGCGCCGGCGGGCCGCGCACGGAGCGCGCGCGGCGCCGTAGTCGCATGCAATAGAGAATTTGATTTTGAATTCGACTTCGGAACTGCGTAGTAACCCCACATTTCAAATTCAAACTACGTACGGTGCCTCGCGTTTTGAATTTTTCCTTTTTCGTGCGCCCACCCGCCTCCCATTTTTTTGCTCCGCCATAGCAAGAGAGGTCCTTGCTCGGGCCGCGTCACTCGAGCGAGCGTGGGGCGATGGCGTCGCGCTTCGGGCGGCAGGGGATCGGTCGGTTGAAGGTCCAATACGCCAGGGAGCGCGATCGGCGCTGTCTGGACGACCTGCGCCCCGATCTGGTCGACCTGTCGGGGGGGAAGATCGACTACAGGGTGCTGGGGAGGAGGCGGACGCTGGAGCTGCTGGCCGAGGACATCCGCGCGGGGGTGCACTGCGGCGTGTGCGAGACGAACTCCGAGGTGGGCGCGGTGCACTTCGACATCGACCTCAAGGTGCGCGAGCGGTGGACGCTCGACGACGTGATGGAGCTGGTGCACGACACGTGCCTGGCGGCGCTGCAGCGCTCGTTCCCGGCGTCGGGCGCCACCGCCTCCCCGTCGCCGCTGGAGGACAAGCACCTGCTGGTGCTCACGCCGGTGGCGTACTGCGCCGACGGGCAGCGGCGGCTGGAGACGAAGCCCGTCGAGCGCGTGCTGTGCGGGCGCTGCGCGGGCTCGCTCGCGCTCAACCAGGCCGACGTGCGCTACGAGTGCGGCGCGTGCGGGCTGGGCTACGCGCCCGAGGAGCCGATGGTGCTGACGCACCGCAAGACCGCGCACGGCGCGGCGGTCGAGTGGATCTGCGTGGACGAGGAGGAGGAGGCGGCGGCCGAGGGCGGCGCGCCGCCGCCCGCGCGCGTCGAGCGCACGCACAAGATCGGCGTGCACGTGGTGGCGCGCAACGTGGAGTGGGAGGGCGCGCGCGACGCGGCGCGCGTGGCGGCGGACCCGACCGCCGGCCCCTTCCTCACGCTCGCCCAGGCGAGCGAGGTGAACGATCTGGTGATCGCGACGGCGCAGCGCGTGATGGCGTCGCGGCTGGGCGCCGACTTTCCGTGGGACGACGTCTTCGACCCCTCGATCTACGGCGAGCGCTCCTCGCTGCGCATGCCGGGGTGCACGAAGACGGTGCGCTGCGACACGTGCCGCGGCGTGCCGGGCGCCGAGCGGAAGACGTGCTGGAGCTGCGACGGCGACGGCAAGGTCGTCGACAAGCGGCGCTACGCGGTGGTGGGCGCGCTGCGCATGGCGGACGGCGCGCGCGTCGGGCTCGACGAGCTGCCCTTCGACGCGAGCGACCCGCTGGCGGTGCTGCACGCGACGTCGGTGCGCGCGCCGGCGGGCATGGCGCCGACGCCGGGGTACGCGCGCGTCGAGGGCGTGCTGCGGCAGCCGCGAAGCCGCGGCTGCCGCCCGGGCGAGGAGCTGCCGCCGCTGCCGAGCGAGGCGCGGCGCAAGGCGGAGGCGAAGCGGATGCGCGGCAAGCAGATGTTTCCGGTCGACGAGCGCACGCGCGAGGCGATCCAGACGCTGATCCGCGAGGGGTGGACGCGCTACGCGCGCGTGACGGTCGTGCGCTGCGCGAAGACGAAGGAGGACGGCGGCGTGGTGATCGTGAACGTGGGCGGCGAGGGCGCCACCTTCTGCCACCACAAGAAGGCCGACCACACCTCGTCGCACGTCTTCTTCCAGATCACGATGACGGCGCGGAAGGACAAGGCGTACCTCTTCCAGCGCTGCTTCTCGCCGCACGCGGTGGACGGCGTGCGGTGCAAGGAGTGGAACCGGAGCGGCACGAAGGGCGTGCGCGTGCCGCTGCCCTTCGCGCTCGCCGCGACGCTCTTCGCGTCGTACCGCGGCCCGAGCGAGGCGGCGGCGGGCGACGCGCCGGACGTCGGGGGGAGCGAGGGCTGGACGAGCGATCGCGGCTCCGGCGCCTCGCACCAGCCGCAGCCGACGATGGCGCCGCACCGGCTGCAGGAGATCAAGAGCGCGGCGAGGGCGAAGCAGTACTTCATCGACAAGACGTACCGCCGCATGCTGAAGGAGGGCGCGCAGATTCTGGGCGGGCGGCTGCTCGCGCTGAACGAGGCGCCGCTGTGGCGGCTGCCCGACGAGAAGCGGCGCGTGCGGCCGGAGATCGCGTGGATCCACGAACGCGTCAAGGGGCGCGGCGAGGGAGACGACGCGGTCGCGCCGCCGCCGGCGAAGCGCGCGCGCGGGCGCGCCAACGCGCCGGAGTAGAAGGGAGGGATCCGCCCTTCAATAATGTTATACTGATATACTATTCTTCTGTAATCGCGGCGCTACGATGTGACGCGCCCAGGCGGCGCGTTGTAGTTGAACAGCAGCTCTTCGCCGGCGGCGACTCGACGCAGCGTGCGAAACACGCAGAGCGTGGAGGCGGGGTCGTCGCACATCGCGACGTTGGCGCGCGGCGCGTCGGCGTGGTTGAGGTAGTAGGAGGGATCCATGCGGTTGAATCCGCGCGTGTAGACCCATCGACCGGGCACGCCGTCCTCGACGCGGGGCAGGCAAAAATCCTCCACCATCGTGCGCGTCGCGTCGCTGAGCCGCGTCAGCTCGACGTCGGGGACGAAGCGCGTCGCGACGTCGGCGACCGCGCCCGGGAAGGGGTCGGTGCCGGGCTCCAACGGCTGGAGGGCGAAGACGCCGACGCCGGCGATCGGCGAGGGCGCAAGGCGGACGCGCGACTCGGCGTCGAGGCGGCGCAGGAAGGCGGGCGTCGCCATGATGGGAGTGGGGGGGGTATCGTCGTCTACTCCCCGCGCCCCATTTTTTTGGGTCGCCGGCGACCGCGCGCCGCGCGAGCCGATCGTCGTAGAGCTGTTAGTAGAGGAATGGGTCATGCACGCATTCATATCTTAGCATAGCTACGGCGAGACGCTCTACAACGTATAGAGGCCCTGGTCCGCGCCATCGAGGACAGTCGAGGTAGTGTCAGTCGAGGTAAAAAGGTCGTCGCCGGCGAAGTAGTCCTCTGCGTTGACAGCGTGCAGCAGTCCGCTCTCGATGTAACTATCGTCGTCGTCTCGGATGCGCGCCCCCGTATCGGTGTCGGACATCTCCGAAAACGACCCGTGAACGGACTCGGACTCGTCTCCGGACTCGTCTCCGGACTCGGCGGTCTGCATCTCCTGAATCCCCTTTGCCACATCCTCATCGATTGGGTTGCTCTGGGGAAAATGCGCCAATTCGGCGACGTCCGCAAGTCTCGCAGAGTCGCCGGACGCCGTACACTCGCTGCTGATCATATCCTGGAAGGTGGTGTTCGCGTCGATCAGATTTCCGGTCAACAGGGGGGGAGGCACTGGGGACGAAAAGTGGTCCCGCTCAAAAATGTCGGGTGTGAATCCGCCAGCGGGGGCCCGCGATGAGGCCCGCGATGAGGCTCTCGACGAGGCTCGTGGACTCGAGCGACGATCGGTTCGCGGCGCCTTCGACACCTCGGCGTCGTCGTCAGTGTCGTCGTCGTCGTCATCGTCGGCGTCGGTCCACTTATCGGAGTCGACGTTGGAGAGGGTTTCGACAAGTTCGTCTTCCACATCGTCCTCACCATCGTCCTCCGTCTCCGCAACCATCACCGCACCCGCCTCCGCCGCACCCGTCTCCGTCCCACCAGCAACATCGGCATTGTCGAAGATGCTGAGCAGGATCGGCGGAACGCGCATGCGATCGCGCGGCTCCGCCGTGTTCGTCAGCAGCGCGCAGCTGTCCTTATAGCGGTTCGGGCACGTCCGGATCCCGTCGACGCGGTACACGCGACCGAGGAGGTGCACGACGTTGCCAACCGTGTACGACGGCGGGCGGGGCAGCGACTGCGTCGAGGGCCAGCCGGGGCCGATGGGGAGGGGGCCGTCGAGCACGCCGCCCTCGCGCAGGCGCTCGGCGCAGCCCTCGATCGACCGACGATCCATGACATGATGATTCGCGGTGTTGGGCATTAGCGCCAGGAGCTCTTGGACGGCGGGAGGAGGAAGGGCGGGGCTGCCGTCAAGGGAAAGATCCTCGGCGACGTTCGCGAGCTCGTCGACGGCCTCGACGGTCTGCAACTCCTGAATCTCCTTTGCCAAATCCGCATCGATTGGGTTGCTCTGGGGCCAATGCGGGTCGTCAGCCGCGTCGGAGTCGGCGGGTGCCTGGCCCTGCGCCAGCGCCATGCCCTCGAACAGCATCACGGTCTCCCGGAACACGATGGAGAGCGAGTCGGGAACGGGGCTCGCCGGCGTGCCGAGGAGAAAATCCTTGCCGCCCGCGAGCCACGCCGGGAGAGCCGCAGGCTCGCCCGCCGCGCCGTCGAAGGCGACGATCGCGCTCCACAGCCCGCTCCGTCTTACGAACGTCACGGAGCGCAGCGTGAGCGTGCGCGTCTCCGGTTCGCCGGCCTTGACGGGGATGGTCGTCGCCGTGAGCGTCATACCCGCGCGCAGCTGCGGCGACGTGCACGTCGCGCGCCAGTTGGGGAAGTCGAACCGGTACACCCCACTGTCGTGCGCGAACACGACGTACCACGACTCGCCGTCCACGACCATGCCGGGGGAGAGGTGACTCTCGGGCTTCTGCAGGGTCTTCTTGTTGCGAATCTGGTGGAAGAGCTCGAACGTCGTGGGCGCGCCGTCGAGCTCGATCTCGATCGTGAAGGGCGCCTCCGCGTGCTCGACGTGCAGGCGGCTGAGGCGGTCGATCGCGAGGAGGAGCGCCGGCTTGTCGCGGCGCACCAGGAACAGCGCGCGCGTGACGGGGCAGTACGCGAAGCGCTGGCGCAGGTCGGGGCCGAAGCTCGGCGGCGATTTCGACGCGCGCTCGACGCGGATGCCCGACGCGCAGGCGCACAGGTTGCCGTCAGCGTCGGTGGTCGCCCAGTCGTAGACGGCCGCGCCTTGCGACCATTCCGGGTGGTCCAGCAGGAACGCGCGGATCGCCCCGCGCGAGGCGCGCTCGTCCTCGCGGGTCATGGCGCGACGCACCGCCGCGCAGCTCCAGCCGCGCGCAACTCGCTCCACCAGCGCCGAGACGGCTGTGGCGCGTTGGTCGCTGGGGCCGAGCAGGTCGGTGAGGTCGACGACCCACGCCTTGGCGCGCTCGCGAAACTCCTTTTTGGGCGACCAGAGCAGGTCTTTGAGCACCTGCATCGCGTCGCTCAACGTATCGCCCTTCTTGCCCGTGAACGCGAAGGCGGGCATCGCCCTCGGAAAGTAGAGGTGCCCATTGAAGATGAGCATGCGCGGACCCCACTCGCCCTTGCCGCCCTGTAGGTAGAGGACGCCGTTCTTGGGCCACACCCATTGCGTGCCGTCGAGCTCGATCTCGAGCTCGATCTTCTCCGGGAGGTCCCGGAAAACGTTGTTGCCGATCTGTTTTCGGTACACCTCGTGCAAGGCGTTGAGCACCGCGCACGACACGCGACGGAATCGACCGTTCGGGGGCAACGCGGGGTTCGCGAAAGGCCGCGCCCACTGCGCGACGTCCGGATTGGCAGGGGCTTGCGACCCACCGCCGCCCTCAGCCCCCACGACCTGCAGCAGCCCGTCGAAGAGGTTCTGCAGCTGCGTGTCTGGGTCGGGAAAGGCCCCTTCGGCGATCGCGCGCGCGATCTGCCGGTTAGGGAGGGGGTGGGGGCGGTCGCGGGTATTGCACGCCTCGCCCGGACGACAGAGGCACACCCCGCCGGGGAGGCGCCCCTCGCGAACGAGGCTCGTGAACATGCGCTTCTTCTCCTTCTCGGAGTAGCACTTCACGTCTCTTTGGCATAGGTTGAAGGCGCGGGCGCAGCCACACGCGCGGGCGGTGGCCGGCACAAGCGCCGACATGCGGTCGCCGGGGTGCACCTTCTCCCTCCGCTTCCCCTTCCGCTTCCCATTCTTGCGCGCCGTCATCTTCCTCGGCCTCGGCTTCGCGGGTTGCCGCGCGGGGCCGGCGGCAACCTCCGGCACAGGAAGCGTCGGAAGGGGGGTAGGAGGGCACCCTTCCACGTCCACGACGCCTCTGTGCGCTGCAGCGACGCCGTGCAGGTCGGTGCGCAGGGGGCCGTCTGCGAGGCCGAGGAGCGACGCGGTCTCGACGAGCGCCTGCGTGCTGGGCATCGTCGGCGCTGCGGGTGCTGCGGTGAGTGCGTAGGCGGGTGCTGCGGGCGTGCGTGTGGGTGTGCGTCTGCGTGTGTTTAAGCGCACGCTTGCGGGACTGGGGAGGGGGACAAGAAAAAAAGGAAAAAAGGAAAAAATCGTACCTCGGACAGACATGGGGTCCGACCGAAAAAGTCGACACAGCCTCCAATCAAAATCGGTGGGTCAGGCAGTGAAAAGTATGAAAAGTGGAAGGTCAGATTCGACCCGAGAGAAGACTTGTCGGGAAACTAGAGTTTGACTTGGCTCGTCCTACGTATTTTGTTCTTTTGTTCTTGATGTCGCCGATGATACCCAGGGGGTCAGGCCGTCCGGCAGTGAAAAGTGGAAGGTCAGGTTCGACCCGAGAGAAGAGTTGCTGGGACAATAGAGTTTTGACTTGGCTCGCCCTATGATGTCTCCGCGAAGGTCGGGCTGGAGCAAGAATGAAAAGCCGCGCGCAATGTTCGAACGCGCCGTTGGCGACTTTTTTTCTGTCGCCAAGCCAACAACGATCGGCGCTCACGATGGAGCCGCACTTCTGGCACGAGTACTACGCCTCTCTGCACCCACCGCCGCCGCACCACGACGCCCCGTCGCCACCCGCCGCCCCACCCGCCTCCGACTACACCGTGCTCATGCGGAGCGAGGACGGGTCGCGCACCGCCGAACAGGGGCTCGCCGGCGCCCGCACCGCGCTCGACGCCGTGCGGCTGGGCCGACGCGTGCTCCGCGACTCCCACTCCTACGCCGTCGGCGTGGTGCGCTATCGAGGGGAGCCGTTGTGCGGCTGGCCGGTGGTGCACGCGTAACACGAACATTATCACCCTTACATACAAAGGCCTCGATGTCGATTCTCGTGACCGGTGGGACGCGGGGCATTGGTCGTGAAATCTGCCGCATTCTTCCGAATGCTCGAGGCATCGGGAGTGCCGAGTGCGACCTCGCATCGCTTCGGGACATTGACGCGTACGTACCGCCGCGCAACGTGCAAACGCTCGTGCTCTGCGCGGGCGTGATGGGCATCACACACTTCTTGGAAGATCAGAAGACCGAGGACGGCTTCGACCGATGTTGGCAGATCAACTTCCTTTCGCAAGCGCGCCTGTTGCTCCGCATGCCCTGGGTCAAGCACGTCGTGTACGTGAGCTCCGCCGCGGCGCATGGGGTGCGTGCGCGCGACCTTACGAGCCGCTTCGCGTGCCACTCGCGTCTGTTGTCGTACGCCGCGTCGAAGGCGGCCATGCACGGTTTTCTGCGCGTTTGGAGCGAAAAAGGAGAGAAACGCACGTACGTGTGCGTCGATCCCGGGGATGTCGATACCGAAATCATGCGTCCCGTCGAGCGTGCAAGCGGTCCTCTAGCACTCCTGAAGCGCGTGCTTCGTCGTCGACGAGACCTCGTCTCGCCTGCGGCGGCTGCGCGCGCCGTCATCGCACAGCAGCCCATGCAGGAGCCCCACGTCTCCGATGCAGAGAGCGTGGAGCTCTTCGAATGGGTACATCGGCCACACTGTGGAAACTCGCTCAACGGTGATTGGGTAATATGCGCGATCATCATCCTCGCGATCGGTCTGATCCTGCTCATGTACTGCACGATCCGGCGCGAGACCTCTCGCCCATGCTGAAGGCGAACGCCAGCAGCGTGACCTGAAGCAGAAACTGATCATCGTACGCATACTTTCCAATGAGGTAACATATGCCGTATAACATCGCTGGGGCGAGTATGTATGCAGATCGATGTCCTGGTGCGTACGTTCGTGCCCATGCAAGACCAAGAAGAAGCATGAAAATGACATCGACTGCGCCGTCATAGTCGTTTCCGAACTTCGAGCATTGATTGCATTCGCGCGCAACTGCTCCATCGAGGCAATCGAATGCATACCGGATGAAGAACGCAACGGTGGCAAGATCGAACCGTCGATGCATGGCAGCGAAAACAGTTAGTAGCGCAGGAATAATCCCGATCGTCGTCACCGCGTTTGGACTCAAAGTGCCGCATAATTTTCGGGCGAGGGGCCGCAGCCAACTGTAGAAGATTACCTTGTCCGTATCCATCCTTTTTTATCTTGCACAATATTCTTTTGCCATTCTGCTTATGAGCAATGCGATGAAGGCGACAACGACGATCGGGACCACAGCATGGCTTCGTCTCCGAAACGTACGCCCCGCTGTACAGTATTTAATCAGACGAGACCCCAATACAGGCATCGCCCACCCCTTGGGTGGATGCATGTACCAGCGAGCGTCCATCGTGTGGACGCGGGTGCGCGCGAAGTCGGCGTCGGTTCGCATCAGGAAGCAGTACGCTTCGTACATGATGTAGTACGTCGGCTTCGTGGTGCATGGCGCGCCGTAGAAGCCACGGACGTGCGGCCAACTCTCCAGCACGCGGTAGAATGCTCGTTTCCACGTCTCCATGAAGCGTCGGCCCTCGTTGCCACGCACCGCGAGGAACCAGTTCTCGATGTAGGGTTCGCGCGCGAACTTGAAGGCGTGGATGGCGGGCGACTGCCCGGCTGAGAAGACCCACTCAAGGTTATCCCGAAGGGTGAGCGTCGCGTCGAGCCAGACGCCGCCGTGCGTCGCGAGCGCGTGGCACCGCACGACGTCGGACTTCACGGCGGGCACGAGCTGCGCGTACGTCGAGGGAGCGACGCCCTCGACGCTGCGGTCGTCGAGCACGGTGATGTCGTACTCGGGAAGGGTCTTGCGCCAGGACGCGATTGACTCCTCCACCTCGGCCGGAAGCGGTCGGGAGTTCCAGTAGGTCCACACCCGTTTCGCGATCATGACTCGTCCTATCCTCTGTTTCCTGTTAGAGCTCATTTTTTCTTCCATCCTTTTTCGTGGGGTCTCGCTGGGGACAAAAATGTAATCAGTATGAAAAGCAGCAAGCACGGAGGGTGACGACGATGCGGCTCTCGGTCTACTGCGTCGCGATCCCCCCGCGGCTCCCCCACGCTCGCCGCTTCCTCGCCGCGATGGGCATGGAGGGTGCGACCATCCTCCCGCCCGTACTGCGCGACACGCTCTCGCACGCGGACCTCGTGCAGCGGAACATCGTGGACCCCACGTTTCCCTCGTCGCGCGACTTTATGGGCAAGATCGCGTGCAGCTTGAGCCACGCACAGACCCTCCGCCACTTCCTCGAATCGGACGCCGAGGTGGCCCTGGTGTTCGAGGACGATAACCAGATACCCAGCCCAGCGGCCGCCGCCGAGGCGCGCACGACGATCGGCAAGCTCCTCGCGCTACGCGAGTGGCAGTTCCTCAACCTCGTGTCCTGCGACGCAAACTGTTCGATGTGGCGCAGCACCCTGGCCCGCGTCGGACCGTACCGAGTCAACCGCGCGAGCGGCGTCGGGACGCCAGCCTACCTCGTTCGACGCGAAGGCGCAAAGCAGTTTTTGCGGCGCATGCTTCCGATATCCACCCCACTGGACATGCACATCCCGCATCTGACGGACGCCTACGAGGTGCACCCTCGCCTCTTCGAGCCCGGCGACGCCGCGAAGAGCACTAATGGCAACTACGACGCCGTTCCCGAGTGTCGCCACGCGTTTGACGTGCGCAACCTGGGAACGTACGGCCTCATCGGTGTGGCGGTGTTGGTCGGCGGCATTGTCTTCGCCATGCGAGTCCGACGACGATCAGAACGAGCAGCGACGTGAGAACGGCGCGACGGACGATGATGTTCGGACCCTCCGCCGACAGGTGCTCGTTGTAAAGGGTGAGCTTCCTGGGCGTAAACGCCACGCGGTAGCCGCTGCGGCAGAGATCGCGCATGAACTTGGAGTCCTCGGCCCGCCGCCATCGCTTCGCCTCGCTCTGCCCGCCCACGTTGAGGTACACTGTTCGTCGAACCGTGACGTGCCCGTGGTGTATAGGGATGCGTCTGAGGCCGATGTCGCTGCGATCCGCCTTCTCGAGCTTCGCGAAGGACGCAGGGTCGACGGTCGGCGCACGCGCCTCCATTGGAGATTCCGAATACGCCGGATCGCGAGAGAATCCGTGGTACACCGCGTCTGCGCGATGCGCGCGCATGACCTCCATCGTCGTCGCGATGGCATTCGGAAACATGGCATCGTCCGCGTCGATGAACATGAGGACGTCCGCGTCGCTTACGGCGGCTCCGCGGTTGCGGTTCTCCGCCGCGTACGCCGTGGTCGTCACACAGGTCATGACGACTGGCGTGGGGCAGGCGAGCCGCCGCAGAGCAACGCCGACGCGGTCACACTCGGCGGCGTTCGTCTGTGAGAGCGCGATGATAATGTGGTCCGGCTGCCACGTGTTTGCGCGAATGGAGGTAATCAGCGCGCGGAGGTGCCGAATGTGTTTGGGCACGCACGGAACAACGATATCGACGGATGTCGTCATGGGGATATCGTCCCTTTACACATGCGTAGAAAAACAGGAAAAACGGGCGACAACACTTTTTTCTTGCGCGTGAAGAAACGCGCCACATGTGCCGCCGCACGTCGATCTACCTTGCCGCCGCCCTCGGGCTGCTTCTCGTCGTTTGCGAAGTCTACTGGCGATCGCGTGCGGAGTCCAAAATTGAGGAACGGGAGACGTTCACCGTTCAAGTTGATGGCGAACCCGTCGCACGTAATGATCCGTCTCGATTTGACCTAAATATACTTGCGGGCGGTTCGAATTTGCATGCCCGATCGCACCACCTCCCGCTCCTTGCCCTCGAGAAGCAGTGGACATTTGAAAGCAAGGGAAAGCCCATGGACCAACGGTCCATCGACGTGCTGTACCGGTCTTCGAATTGCACAGGTCGCCGTGAGGAACTGGCTGCATCGCTTCGCAAAAAGGTTGAAGCCAACGGCTTCAAATTCGTGTCGACTGGAAAGTGCAGAGCGGGAGCAACGAGGGATGAGTCGTCCGTTGCGCAAAGCGCGACGACGAACTGGGGCGAATGTCCTGAGTGCGAAGATGCCAAAATGATTGTGGCGTTCGAAAACTACGCGAACGGAGGAGAATATCTGTCGGAAAAGCCATACTTGCCGGCACAGTATGGTGCGATACCTCTCTACGAGGGCAATGGGCTGCATCTTTATCGACGGAGCGGCATGAACGCAGCACGGATGATCGTTCACAGCGGAGATACGGCAGTGTTTGAAGATGATGTCATTGGCACTCTCCAATCCAAGGAGAAGCTGAACAAACTGTACGAGCTCGATGTCGGTACGCCGTCGCTGCTTTCCGATCTTAACCGCATCCGACAGCACACGTGTACTGATCCCAAGCTGAACAGGCTACGATCGCGTGATACTGTGCGTGTATACAGTGAGACACGCATCCCCGACATGGAAAATTGGCTTCCTGTCGCGTTGTGCTTAGAAGACAAACCCTTCGTGTTCTCCGATAAGAACGGAGATGCTGACGTTCACGTGTCCGGATGTTGTTGGTAGTGCTCCGGTTCACGTCTCCACTTTTTTCTTGCCTGTCAGGAAACGACAGCAGCGCCGCGCGCGAGATGGCGGCGAAGACGGTCCTGGTCTGCTCCAACGGCGTCAACCGCGGCTGCGGCAGCATCGCCGTCTCGGTGGAGCAGCTGCTGCGCCGCGCCGGCTACCGCGTCGTGCACGCCTCGAGCGGCGGCTCGCTCGCGCTGCTGCGCGGCATGGGGCGCGAACCGTACGAGATCGTGGGGTACCACGAGACCTACGACCGGGCCAAGGTCGACGAGGCGGCGTGCGTGCTGGATTGGGTGGCGAAGAACGTGCGCTACGCGCTCGACGACCGCTTCCGCATCGACGAGATGCTGGAGAAGGAGAATCCGGCGGTGTGCGTCTCGATCTACGAGGGCTTCGCCGCGTACAGCTGCTACTACCGCGGCATTCCTGTGGTGGAATACTCCGACATGCTCTTCTTCAAGCTCCTCCTCCACGAGTGCTCGGACACCCAGACCGACCACGCCTCCAACTACCTGACGGGCCTCAACATCGCGATGGCCCCCTACACACGCGGGCTGGCGATCACGCTGTACCCCGACGAGATCCGCGACTGCCGCATCCGCGTGCCGCCGCACTGCCGCGTCGTCGGGCCGCTGCTCGCCGACGACGTACGCGCGCTCTCGCCGCTGCCGCGCGCCGCGCGCCGCCACGTCTGCGTGTACGTGTCGGGCGCGACGGAGAAGTGCGCGTGGCTGTACAGCGTGCTCGCCACGATGACGCAGCACCGCTTCGTCGTCTTCGACCCCGACAGCACCGTATGCGCGGCGGTCGGCGACGGCGGCAACGTGCAGATCCGCCGCACCTCGCGCGAGGCCTTCGTCGACGCGCTGCGGCACGCCTACGCCTGCATCACCAACAGCGGCCTGCAGACGGCGGCGGAGGCGATCCACCTGCAGGTCTACAACTACACGCTGCCGACGCAGAACCACCACGCGCAGGGCGCCGTGTCGGAGGCGGTGCAGCGCGCGGGCGCCGGCGAGACCTGCCTGCGCGAGACGAGCTCGAAGACCAAGGCGTGCCCCGACTTCGCGCCCCGCCTGCTCGCCTTCCTCGACCGCGCGCGCGACGCCGACGCGTGGGACGTCGCGCCGGTGCCCGACGGCGGGGCGGCGCTGCTCGAGGCGGTGCGCGCGTGCGAGGCGGAGGGGCGCGCGCCGAACCGCTCGATGGTGCCGCGGTACGCCTGCCTGCTCGTCGGCGCGCTCGTGCTCGGCGGCGCCGTCGCCGCGATCGCCCGCGCCGCGTTGGGGAACGCGAGACAAAAGTGAGCGTGGAGGGTATACGGAACACACGCAGGCAACGGCGCATCGAGAGCGCCGCCGCCGATCCCCTCCGATGGCCAGCGAGACCGCCGTCACCGTCGCCGCCGTGCGCGCCGTCCGCGCGGCGAGGCCGGAGAGCAAGGGCGCCCTGCCCGAACGCTTCGCCGAGCTACGCGCGCACGTCGACCTCAGCCTGCAGCGCGGCGACGCGATGGGCTGGGCGTGCCCGCCCCTCGGCGACTTCGACGCGCACGAGGGTGAGCTGCGCTTCCGCCTCAACGAGGAGGAGAAGCCCTGCAACGCGCACGCGCACGCGCAGGCGCTGCGGCTGATGCGCGTCTTCCGCCGCGCCTTTCCCGAGGACGAGGTGTGGATGACCACGCCGCACGACCCGGCGCACGTCTCGTTCACGGTGGAGGTCGAGCTGCGGAAGGAGGGCGCGACGGCGTACTTCACCGTCGCGCCGACGCACGACTACATCTTCGACGTGCGCGACGCCTTCTCCAACTGGCAGGCGTGGCAGTGGCACAGCTACACGTGGCGCGATGAGGTGCGGTGCATCGGCGCGATGCCCGTGTTCGTGGAGCTGTGCGAGACGGCGGGCGGCGCGGCGCGCGGACCCGTCAAGACGTACGACCCGCTGCGCACGCTGACGGAGCTCATGGAGGCGGATGGGAAATAATATAAAAAAAATAAGTAGCACCGCGGTCAGTGTAGCGCCGTTCCGCCGCGTTACGTAAGAGTTCTTCGTTCCATCACTCCGCCGG